TATGTCAACACAGGTTCAACCGGGGCATCCATCTCGATGGCAAAAGCAAACAACATACCCAAACAGCTAATCGAACTGACGGGATTTTCACCGGATGCGATTGTTACAAATGGCGGCATCAATGACTATGGCGATGGCGTGGCGATGGGCGATGTACCTGTTCGCGTGATTGATCCAAACAATGACAATCCAGAGAGCATGAATAAAAACACGGTCATGGGCGCTTTAAATTATCTGTTTTACAAGATGGTCACGCTCTATCCTAATGCTCAAAGATTTTTCCTGATGCCGCAACATACATGGAACTGGGACAGAATCAACGGCGATGGAGGTTGGAACTTTGACACGTTCCACGAAAACGTTACAAAGGTCTGCAATATGTATGGCGTAAAGATCATTGATCTTTATACGCAATCCCCAATCAATACACGATATGCGGAATACCGCTCCACAACAAGTTATTCGGAGACACCACCTGACACAGAAAAAGCGTGGGTCAATTATGATGGGATTCATCCTCTGCCGTTTGGATATACGAATGGCTATGTACCGTTTGTAAAGGAAGCGCTCAAGACCGCAACACACAAAGAGACTTAAATAACACTTTAACTCACTTAAGGGAGGCGGTGCGATGGTATCAGCCGAAGCCTTTATCAAGCAATGTTATATCCCCCTGAATGAAGGATGGGGCTATATTTACGGGACTTGGGGTTCCCTGTGGACGGCAGAAAAGCAAGCCAATGCCACACGGGACATGACGGTTAAGTATGGCAGTAAATGGATTGGCAAAATGGTTACCGATTGCTCCGGTTTGCTTCGATGGGCCTTGTATCAGCTTGGGGAATCTATCGTACATCATGCCAGGTATCAATACACCGATTATTGCAGAAATAAAGGCAAATTGATTAACGGCTTGCGGGAGGATGGTTCTTCCATCCTTCCCGGAACAGCCGTTTTTTTACAGGGAAAAGAAGATAAGATTCATCATGTGGGGGTTTATGTAGGAGATAACACGTGCATCGAAGCAAAAGGCACGGTTTACGGTGTTGTTACTTCTGAGTTATCCCATTGGGATCATTGGGGGGAGTTAATCATGGTTGACTATAGCGGGGAAACGCCTGTCACGCCCACGGAAGATGTGCTATTCAAGGCGGTTGTAAATAATCCGAGAAATTGGCTCAACGTACACTCAGGCCCTTCCGAGAATGCCCAGCGCCGTTTTCAGGTCCACAAAGGTTCAATTGTTGATGTACTGGCAACGGAGCCGGAGTGGTGGCAGATTCGTTATGGTAATCAGATTGGTTGGGCGCTTGCAAAATACCTTTCCCCCATCGAAGCCCCGGAAGAACCGGAACAGCCCGAAGAACCTGAGACACAGGAGCCGGATGCGGGAAGTATTGCAATCAGCCCGGACGATTTAAACGAGTTAATCAATATTACAAACCGCCTGAACGATCTGCTTGCTAAAATAGGGGGTTATGTAGGATGAGCCTGTGGGTATGGGTGCTGATCGGCGTGATCTGCGCTGACGTTGCGTTTGTATTGCTCATGTACGGCAAGAGGCCGAAACCATGAGGCAATCACCGTGTAAAGGATGCCTGAAGCGTTCAGCCCATCCAAACTGCCATATAACGTGTGATTTGTATGCGGATTTTGTACATTTTCGGCAGACATACAACGATCAAAGACAGAAAAGCAACATTATTTTCGACTATATTAAGAGAAGGAACAAAAAGAACCGGAGGTGATACCGTGGAAGCATCAATTTGGGTTGCCATCATAACGGGGTTGATTTCTTTAATCGGAACCGTCATTACCGTTACGATGGCTAACAAGCAAACCCTTAATACCTTATCTGAGCAGAGCAAGCTTGCAGACGAGAAGATTAACGGCAGGATTAAGGTAATAGAAGAAAAAATTGATAATCTATCGAAAAGGGTAGAAAAGCACAATTCGATGGTAGAAAGAACCTATTCGTTGGAAAGCCGTGTTTCTGTGCTTGAAGCAAAGAAAGGAGCATAATATGGATTGGAAAGCTTGGGGCAAGGCCGCGCTTATTCGTGCCATCAGAACCTTTGCAGAATCTATGTTAGCATATATCGGAACGGGTGCGCTTGTTCTTGGTGATGTAAATTGGATCGCCGCCCTGAGTGCCGGGGCCTTTGGAGCCGTCACGGCTATTCTGCTTGCGCTTGCCGGACTGCCGGAAGTGGATAAAGCGCATCCTCCGCAATCTTGACTACCATTTTGACTACCAACAGACTACCATAACACGCCAAAGTCTGCCATAGTCTGCCAAAGCGAAACCCCGGAAACCGTTGTGGTTCCGGGGTTTTCCTTGGTACGCCCGATGCGATTCGAACGCACGACCTTCAGAGTCGGAGGCTTCTTATCCTGATGTATATTTGTGCTGATATATCAGGATGATTTCACGGCGTGTTTTCTGTTTGACTACCGGATTGACTACCAAACAGTGTTTTTTCGACCTGATTGATGCTGGTTTGGGTGCGTTTTTCGCTGACGTGGTCATAAATGTGAAGGATCATTTTTTCATCGGCATGGCCCATCCATATCATGGCCTGATGCATATCAACGCCAGCGTCCCGGAGCATGGTACAATAGGTATGGCGTAAATCGTGGGGCCGGATGTTCACATGATGGCCCGCCGCTTTGGACAGGTGCAGGATGTATGATTCCCAGCAACGGCTGAAAGCTGTCTCCGTCATTATATCCCCGTTTGCGGCACTCAGGATGCGTCCTGCGCGGTTTTCAAGGGCCGGACGTAAAACAGATAGGATGGGAACTTGGCGCGTTCCTGAGGCCGTTTTCGGGGCGGAAATGATGGGCCTGTTTCCGTCAAAGCGGATGGCCTTGTTTACGGTGATAGTTCCGGCAATCAGGTCAACGTCCTGCATCGTCAAGGCCAACACTTCGCCACGCCGTAATCCGGCGTATAGCATGATCAGGGCCGCGCATTGCATCCGGTGGGGTGTTTCCATTACCAGCTTGATTTCCTCATCAGTAAGCGCTCTGTGCGTTCCCTGTGTGCCTTTGGGCGGCTGGGCGAAACGTCCCCGAAAGGGGTTTTTGCGGATCAGGTCATTTTCAATCGCGGTATCAAATAACGAAACGTAAAGCATCCGCGCCCGTTTGATCGTGGATGCAGAATAATCCTTGTATTGTTCCCAGACCGTGGCGGCATCGTCCACGGTCACTTTTTTTATTTTTTGGGAGCCTATGCAAGAACAAAGGGCCTCAAGCTGTTTGGCGTAATCGTTGTAGCATTTATCCGAAACGCCGGATTTATGGAGCGGGAGCCATTTCTGCGCGTATTCCTGCACGGTCGGATCATACCGGGCGGCTTCCCCCGCTTTTTCCTGCCGCTTGTAGGCTTCACGGGCTTCAAGGGCTTCGTCTTCCGTCAGGCCGTAAAACCATTGATCCCGGTAGCGGCAAGCATAGCGACCGTCAGGCCGTTGCTTCAGGTGCTGTTTCTTTGCTCTGGGCATGGGATCACCCGGCTATCAGTTTCACAATGGCAACGATGACGGCAATAACGAGCAGGATGACAAAAAACGGGCCGTTCATGAAATTCTTGGCGTTGCGCTTTGCGTTCTTGGATGCCATAGCGGTTTCCTCCTTTTAGTGTTCAATGATACTGATCGGGAGCGAGTTGTAACAATCATCCCGTTCGATATGCCGTATTTCATGCAGAAAGGCCTTTTTTTTCGCTTCTGGCGAAAGATAATCATTGATATAGATAGATGCATACCCTTCCGCATCAATGCGAACAGCGGCCTTTATATCGCCGGGAAATGGTATCATATAAACGTGATAATCGCCATCAGTCAGCATTTTCGGTTCCTTCCAATGATTTCAGCATAGCGGCGGCGGCACGGAGATGCTCCGGCTTGGCGTTTTCTGCGGCATCAAACAGCAAACGGTATGCAGGATCACGGCGGTATCGTTCACGGATGGAATCAGTATCAATGTTTTCCTGCTCTGAAACGGATTCCCGCCCAAGAAGTTCATCAACAGACACCCCGAAGTAATTTGCAATAGCGAGTAAGACAACGTTTGACGGTTCCCGCAATCCTTTTTCATAGCGGTTGTAAACGGTGGGAGACAGATTCAAATCCAATGCGGCTTGTCGTTGTGTGATTCCCCTTGCTTCTCTTATTTCTTTCAAACGCATATCGGTTCCCCCTTTTCCTGCATTTTACCATAACGGCAATCAAAAATAAATTACCGATTTGGAAAATTTTTTTGCTTTACCCGCTTGACAGATTGCCGAATTGGTAATATAATAAAAGAGGGTTAGATAAGAACCCAAACAAAAAGGAGGGCAACAACGATGACACAGAAGAGCGTGAAGGAAGTTATGGACAGGCTTTACAACAGCGAAGACATGGAAGCATACGAAATGCTTTGGGAATCATTAAAGACACTTTGGAACCTTGGCCTCGTGGATGACAAAATTCACAAAGCAATGATAGAAATGGACAAAAAACTTTTTGAAGAAAGAGTTTGTAAGGCGTAAGAAAAACAAGCCCTTCCGGGGCGGGCTAAAGCCCCGGAAAATAAAAGGAGGGTATCACAATGAAGCGGACAATGGAAAAATGGGAATATGGATATAAAGAAGAAGGAAACGTAATATATCCAAATTATCACCCAACGCATGAAGTTATTACTTGTTCCGTTTACGGGGAGTTTGCAAATGGGCAAAAGGTATGGGTTGAAATTGACGAGCAAGGGAACCCCGTTGACCAAGATGCGCAGTACATCCTCGGATGGAATGTTGTAAACGGAAAACAAGTGGGAGCTTTCTATAGAGTTTGATCACAGAAGCCGAGCCGGGCGGCTAATCCCGGCAGAAAGTGAGGGCAACATGAAAGCATATACTGTAAAGTACCGCATGAGAGCATACACCGAAGAAAAAGAAATTTCAGTTCTCGCACACAGCAAGTATGATGCTTATGACAAAGCAACGTATGAAGCTATTCCGGCGTTAGAGGGTTGTTGTCCATACTCCTCATGGGTTTACTCAGTAACTTACAATAACGGCAATTATCGCCGCTTCAATAATTGCGAAGGGCTTGCATATTAAGGAGGGCAACATGAGAATGGATTACTACATTGACGAAGATAGTTTCGGGGAATATCTCCCCATTAACTGGACAGCAATTGCCAATTATCTGAATGATGTTATTGATGAACGTGGCATTGCAGAAGATTTCGAAGCGTGTTCCCAACTGTGGGAGGATTACTGCAACGGGGATATCAAGGATGCCCCGCAAGCTGAATGGGTTTGGCCTTATTAAATCCCCGCAACGGTAATTTTTTTGTTGACGGATTACCGAATCGGTGATATAATAATTACCGATAGGGAAAGGAAGTGAGCAGATGAGGATTAAGGAAATCAGGGAAGCAAAGGGCATGACAGCCGCCGAACTGGCAAAAGCCGTGAACACTACCCCGGTATCCATCAGCAGATATGAAACCGGAAAGCGTAAGCCGGACATTTTCAAAGCGGCTGAGATTGCAAAGGTTCTGAACGTAACGGTTGATGAGTTAATCGGCAAGAAAGCGGGGTGAAAACATGGAGGCGCTCGTATCCATCGAAACCATCTGTTCCCGGTATGGGTGTGAGCGCCACAAGGCCGGGGCGATCATGGACAAACTGCCGTGGTTCAAGGTAGGGAACCGCAGATTCGCCCATGAGCGCGACCTGACGGACTGGGAACGGGGACAGATGATTTACCCCATCAGCCGGGAGCGGGGGCAGAGAACAACAGAGTTCAGGATCGAAAGAAGAAGGATGGCAACATGAAAGAAAAACTTGAAATCATCCGCCGGATGGTCGAGAACGGCTACCACCTGATGAACCGCACAGCGGAGGAAATGGCAAGTATCTTCACGCTCGAAGAACTGGAAGAATTCGAGCGGAAGCACAACGAAAGGAGGGAAAAGCAGTGAGCGAATACATGAAGCTGGTGAGCGATACCAGGGAAATGACCCAGCGGATGACCCTGAAATGGGATGTGATCTCCTGCATCCTGATCGGCCTGATGGCCCTGCTGGCAATCATCGGTTTTCGGCTGATTTTGGAAGAGCACCGGGAGCGGAAAGAGCGGAAGCTTCAGGAAACCTACACCGGGTATGAGTACAAGCCGACCGTGACCGAAACCGTGCAGTATGTGAACGGCGTGGAATTCCACCGGATGGGCGTTCCGGGAAAGGGGGTGTAAATGATGTGTAACAGCTATCAGGATTTGCCG